ACCCTAAACATAAAGATAGACTACCTTACTATGATACGTTTCCTTTGATACTACCTTTAGAACCAGCAAAAGGTGGTTTTATAGGACTAAACTTTCATTATCTACCACCTCTTGCGAGAGTGGCGTTTTTGAGAAGTTTAGCTGGTGATGCTAGCGATAAAAGATTTGATAAGAAAACTAGGTATAATATTCCTTGGCGAAATAATAGTTATATGAAAAAAACAGCAAAACATTATTTGTTCAATCATGTTAGAACATCATTTTTGAACATACCTGCAGACGAAATGGCGATTGCAATATTTCTACCTGTAGCAAGATTTAAAAAAGGAAGTCCATATTAATGGTTTTATATAAGATAACAAATAAAGTGAATGACCATAGTTATGTTGGATTTACCACTCAACGAATACAAAATAGATTTAACGCTCATGTATATAGTGCTGTTAAGCGTAATGCGAAGTGGCCTATAGCTCGTGCTATCAGAAAGTATGGTAGAGAAAACTTTACTATAAAAACCATATACGAGGGCAAAGATGCATACGAACAAGAAGATAAATATATTAAGATGTATGGTCATTACAATGCTCAACCTGGTGGCCAAAAAGGTTCTGTTACATTAGGTTCTAAAAGAACTTTCACAGCAGAGTGGAAAGAGAATATGAGTAAGAGTGCAATAGAAAGAACAAAGAGATTAAATACGTCAGAAAAGATGTCAGGTGAAGGAAATCATATGTATGGCAAACTAGGTATAGGTGCCAAAGAAAGAATTTACAAAGGAAAAGTTTATAAGAGCTTAGTAGAAATGTGTAAGAAATTAAATATCAGCAAACCGACTGCCAGAAAATACTGGCGACAGGAAGGAGGATACTAAGCTGGCAATTTTTAGAGCAGGTAAAAGATTAGGACCATTTGATATACGAGGTGGTATATCAAGAGGTGATTTTAAGGCTAGTGCTTATAGTAAAACAGATACAGATCCTAGACTTAATATGCGATCTAATCAAGAAAATACGATTGGTCGTTTCAGAGCAGCCATGGCTTCAGCAGATGGATATGCTAGACCTTCAAGGTTTGCAGTAAGAATATTTCCACCCTCTGATTTACTTCAATCAATTAAAAATAAAAATGCTACTACAAATAGAGATGGTGTAACTTTAGATTCTGAAATGTATAATGGAGATGGACAAGTTGGTTTTAATGTTAGTGGACATCATTTAAATAGTTTACATAAAACTATTGGTAGACAAGTGAATATACATTGTGATACGGTTTCAATGCCTGGTGTAGATTTACAAACACAAGAAAGACAATATGGATCAGAACCTGCTATGAATATGGTTACAGGTCATGGGTATGCTGGTAATATAGTTGCTACTTTTTATGCAGATAAGTATATGAGAGAAAGACAATTCTTTGAACAATGGCAGAAACTTGTAGTAGGTAATATTTCACATAAAGCAAATTATTACGATAACTATGTTGGTAAAATGCATATATACCAATTAGGGGCTTCTGGAGATGACGAATCGCCAACAAGAGATATGCCGACTTATGCTATTGAAGCAATTGATGTATATCCTGAAAAAATAGGAAATATAGATTATGGTTACAATTTAAGTAATCAGATAGCTAAAATAACTATTGAATTCTCATACAAACAATGGTTTAATATGGGAACTAATAGTGTAAACGGATTAGAATTTGCTCATTCTCAACAAACATCGGCTGAGATTAAGTCAAGAACACCAGGATTATTTGATAAACTACCGCCTTCTCTAAAAAGAGCAAGTAGAAATATCTTTAATCAAGGAAGAACAGTACTAAACCCAATAGGGAAAATATTTAAAGGTAAAGTTTTCCCACCATTTACATAATAACTATATAATAAGGAGAAAATATTATGGCACTACCTAAACTGACAACTCCAACATATGAGTTGGAAATACCATCAACAGACGAGAAGATAAAGTATCGTCCGTTTTTGGTTAAAGAAGAAAAAATATTAATGATGGCGATGGAGAGTAAGGCAAGTGCTGACATCACCCAAGCCGTTAAAGACATTGTAAGTGAATGTACTTTCAACAAAGTTAAAATAGACAATATGCCTATGTTTGATGTTGAGTATATCTTCTTACAAATCAGATCAAAATCTGTTGGCGAAATTTCTAAACTGAAACTACTATGCCCAGATGATAAAGAAACTTATGCTGATGTAGAAGTAGATTTAAATGCAGTTAAAGTACAAGTTGGTGATGACCACACTAATAAGATTGAATTAGGTAATGGAATGGGTATGATTATGAGATATCCTACTATTGATTCTTTTAGTGAAAGTGGTATCAAAGACATTAACCCTAGTAATATGCTAGAAGTTATTAGTACTTGTATTGAACAAATTTATGAAGAAGACGGTAAGAAAACATACGACACTAAAGATCAGACTAAAAAAGAAGTTACGGATTGGATTGAACAATTGAATACTAAACAGTTTAAAGATGTTCAAAACTTTTTTGATACTATGCCTAAATTAAAACATGATATCACAATAAAGAATCCAAAGACTAAAAAGGAGAGTAAAATAACTTTGCTTGGACTAAACGATTTTTTCGGATAGCCCTTTCACATGATAGTTTAGAGAATTATTATACAACTAATTTCTCTCTAATGCAACATCATAATTATTCTCTTGCTGATTTAGAGAATATGCTACCTTGGGAAAGGGAAATATATGTAGATATGTTAGTCGCATATATTAAGGAAGAGAACGATAAAGCTAAAAGAAAACAACAACAAGGGTAATAAAATGGATTTTAATAACGATGGTAAGATAAGTTTTTGGGAGATGTTCCCTTATTGGTTTGATAAATTAAGATTGTTTCCGAGAGTATTCATATCGGTATACATCTATATGTTTTATCAAGTGACTGAATGGTTTATGGCACTACCTGAACCCAACAATGCTCAAGCAGGTCTAGTATCTGTTGTAGTAGGTGCTGGTGCAGCGTGGTTTGGTCTATATGTTAATTCAACAGGTAAAGGTGTTGAAACAGTATCATATAATCAGAAGGTTGTTAAATCATCAGGTAAAAAATTATTAAACGAGGATCAAATAGGATAACATGGCATTAGGAGCATTAACATTAGGAAATGACAACGTAGGATTTGATGCTGATGGTACAGCTATGGTGCCTGTTTCGGCGGGTGGAAGTAAATTAGGTGAGATCAAGATTAAATCACCTTTAGACACTTTCAAAGATACATTTTTTGATATGAAAGAAAGTCTATCCGCAATGGTAGGAATTCAGACAAAAGAAGCGAAAAGACAAGCATTTCACGATCAGCAATCTTTGAAACAAAAATCATTCGAAAATGAACAAGCAAATAAAAAATTTGAAGATGCTGGTATGCAAGGACCAGGACTGCCAACACTTAATAATGATTTGGAAGGTGTTGATACAGATAATAAAAAGGTAACAAACGTTGCAACTTTTGAAGCTTCAGCATTAAATGGAATATTAGGAACACTAAAAGATTCATTTGATAGAGTATCTTTTGGTGAGAAGATGACAGCAATACTTCTTGTGGGTGGACTGGCATTGTTTACAAAATTTAAAGAACCTTTAGTAAAAGTATTAACACCAATAGTTCAGTTTGTTAAAGATTTGGTGGAACAATTTGGACCAGGTGCTGTTTTTGCTGGTTTCATAGGCATTATGTTAGCATTTAAAACTGGATTAGCACAATTTATATTAAAGTTTGCAGCTGGTGGAATATTAAAAGGTATTGCATTTGCAACAAAAGGAATTAAAGACGCAGGTGGTATAATGTTCTTAGCGGGTAAGGCTACCAAAAACCTAGCTAAAGGTGTTGAGGCTATGAATAGTGGTCTAAAGACTGTTGTTACTAAAATTGGTGGTGCAGGTAAAATGATTACTGGCGGTCTTACAAAAGGTTTCACTATGTTGGGACGAGGTCTTACAACATTAAGACTTGGAATAATGAGTATGAGTTCTAGTTTAGGTGCCATGTTAGTTCCTTTCTTACCAGTGATAGCAATTGCTGCGGCCGCAGTTGCAGTATTTTATAGTTTAAAATCAGGATTTGATGTGTTTAAACAATCACTTGAAGATGGTGATAGTATGTTTACAGCAGTTCTAAAAGGTTTAGGTGACGCCATGTTAACGTTGGTGACACTACCATATGTACTAATACAGAAACTAGTAGGTTACATTGCAGGTTTATTTGGATTTGATAACTTCAAAGAGAAATTAGAATCATTTGATATTAAGAAAGAGATAATTGAAAGTTTTAGTAATTTGATGTCAGGTATGGCAAAAATTATAAAAGCAATCGCAAAAGGCGCTGGTGCAGCTTTGGCCGCAGTGTTCTCTGTTGGTAAGACACCTCAGGAAGAATTTGCTAGAGCTTATAGAGAAGTTATGTCAGGTGGTGAAGGTAAAGCATCCTTAGAGGGGACTCCTGATTTCCAAGGCGATCAATCTAAGGAAGAGTTTAATAGAGAAAAAGCTACATTTGCTGATACAACAGGAATGGAAGATTATAGAGCAGGTAATAAAGTAGGTGATGGTAGTGCCGCTGAGTCTTTCTATGCAAACAAAAGAGCAGAGGATAAATTTGATGAAGATTATTTAGAAAGTTTACCAAAAAGAATGAGTGAGAGTTCAAAGAAATTTCATTTAAAAATGCGTAAAAAAGCTTTGAATGATTTAGATCAAAAAATGGAACAAACAAATGTAATTAAAAATGCTGATGGCAGTACTACAAAAACAGCACAAGTTGTATATGTTAATAATACAAAAGGTGGTGATACTATTAATAATAAGAATGAAAATAATATATCAGGTGATTTAGCTGTTGATAATACTGAATATACACAGAAATTGGTTAATGAATCTTTTTAATATTATGATAAAAGATAAATTATTTGTAGCAATTTGGTTAGTGTTAAGTTGGATTGTAATGGGTTCGTTATTCGTTTATGAATACACAAAGATGATTATCCTTTCTGTTTTAAATGCTTTTCAGTCCATATATCGAAGATAATATTTCTATCATCACACCATTTACGAGCAGACGCAAACTTATCCCTATTCATTTGATAAGTTTTTAATTCATACAGTACAGTTGATTTCTTCTTGCCCTTACCACCTACAGGTGGTCGCATATCTTTAGTGGGTTTGACTTCTATTAAATGAGTTTTTAACTTACCATCTTTATCTCTTACTTTAATTAGAAAGTCTGGAAAGTACCTACGCACCTTCTTGGTCATGCTGTCGTAGTATGGTATAACCACTTCTTCACTTGCCCAACCAATTACACTAGGATTGATATCAAAGTATTTCATACATCTACGTTCCCACATTGAACGATAGATTATATTAGCACTATCGCCTATGTATTTGATAGGGTTCTGAGGGGTGAATTTACCTTTGTATTTTTGAGTTCTTTCATTCATAACATATAAATAGTAATATAACTATTTAGTAAAAAATTATGTCAATCGTATCACAATTAAAAGCTTTAAAAAGTAACCTCTTCGGAGGTAAAGGAAATACAGGTCATACTCAGCCACCAAGCTCGAGAGTGCAACAGTTTCGTTTAGATGAAAGTCCTACAGGTGTATTAGCTAATGATCCATTTAAATTTTCTACATTATCATATCCTATGGATGTACAGAATAATTTTCAAAACGGTCACTATATGTTATTCTATGTTAATAAACAGAATAAATCAAACTTTACATATAGCACACCTTTGGACGGTATTACACAAATAAGTGATGTTAGTGGTGACAACAAAGGTTTAAGTTTGTCCGAAGCAAGATATCAAAAAAGAAAAAAAATTAAAATAGGAACTACTGGTTCAAGAACAGGAAACTATGCCTCAACTGGTAACATTAATAATCAATTTGGAACTTCCACAGTTGGTGGTAAAACTAAAGATGGTAAAACATTAGGTGTAAGTTCTGCTTTGGAATCAACAACTAGGATTACAGATTCAGTTGCTATGTATTTACCAGCGAATGTAGAGGATACTACTGCTGCCACTTATAGTGACGCTGCAACAGGAATAGCAGGATTTGCCCTTGCTACAGGATTGAATACAGGTAAAGATGCTGCAAGTATAGCAAGATCATTAGTTGCAGGTAGTGAAGTACTATTAAAAGACATGGGTATAAAAGCTATTGCTGCTGTTGCTGAAGTAGCAGGTGCAGAGGGTGTCGCAGGATTAGCTAAGAAAGCATTTGGTGAAGCAGATAACCCATACATGGAAGTATTATTTGACGCAATGTCATTAAGAACTTTTACATATAATTTTAAATTTGCACCAAGAAATGAAACAGAAGCATTAGAAGCACAAAAGATTATACAATTATTCAGATTTCACATGGCACCTGAATTAAGACCTGGGATAAATCGTTTTTTAGGAATACCATCAACATTTGATATTCATTATATGTTCTTATCTAAAAACGGTATGGCTTCAGAAAACAGTTTTTACAATAGAATTGCAACTTGTGTACTATCAAGTTGTATTGTTAATTATACACCTGAAGGTGTTAAGTCATTTGAAGATGGTGGACCTACACAAACTACAATGACACTAACATTTAAAGAAAAAGAATTACTTACAAAAGATAAAATAGCAGAAGGATATTAATCATGTCATATTTTAACAGATTTCCAATGATGGCATACGATATGAAGAATGATGGTAACTTTAAGTTATTACCAGATATTTTAAGACGTGTCAAACAAAGAAATGCTATTGCGTCAGGTCAATTTGTATTTGATACCTATGATGTACAAGAGGGTGAAAAACCTGAAGATATAGCGTACAAATGGTTTGGAGATGCTGAATTACATTGGGTGATATTGATGACAAATAATATAACAGATAGATTTCATCAATGGCCGATGACACAACCACAGTTTCAAGCATTTATGGAAGACAAGTATGACAATTCTGATGGCATACATCATTATGAAATTACAAAAACAAGTGGTAACACAACAAGTAATGGTCCTGGCGACTATTCACATTTAGTTGAGTGTAATAGTGATGAAGTTGGCGCATTATCAATTTCTAATAGAGAATACGAAGAAAGACAACAAGATAATAGAAGACAAATTAAATTATTAAATCAAAGATATTTAACGGACTTTCTTACAGAGTTTGATAGTCTGATAAAATCTCAATAGTATTATGGCAATAAAACCACCAAATAGTATAGAATTCGCAGGTGATTATAATTTAGATCATGTTTTCTTACATAATCATAGAGGCGATATTGTAGATATCAAAAAGATGATGTCGGAGTTAAATATATTTGAATCTATATTTAAGAACGCACTAACAGGTTCCCTTGTTATTTTAGACGCACGGAATCTTATCTCAAAATTAGAAATAAACGGTACAGAGCGTATATCATTTAAACTATCGACACCCGGTGCGATAGACAGTAGAAGTACGGTGGATGCAAGTGAAGAAACAGGTCATCCTTTTCATGTTTATAAAATCACAGATAGAAAACAAGTATCGTCAGGTACAATGATGTACACGATACACTTTGCAAGTCGTGAGTTTATGAGAAATTTACGAACAAAAGTAAGTCAGACGTATAGAGGTAACATTGCCTATCAGGTAATGAAGATAATGATGGATAAGGATTATCTTGACACTAAAAAGGAGATTAGTTATGAACCCACAGGTAATATTAATGACATTGTAATACCTAATATGCGACCCTTTGATGCTATTAATATGATTGCAAAGAAAACAATACCTGAGTTGTCGGGCGGTGTTGGTTATTACTTCTATGAAACAACAAAAGGTATGTATTTTCGTAGTTGGGAAAACATGGTGACCGTTAAAGGTAGTTACAATAGACGACCTAAACAAGAATTCTACTATATGCCAATGAATGTAGATGATCCTACAATTAAAGATAAGATTAACCATGATTATAAATCAGTTGAGTCTTATCGTTTTGTCAATAACTTCCATGATGTTGCAGCCAATACATTAATGGGTACGTATGGTCATAAAGTCATTACGCACAATCTATTTGACAAGTCGTATAAAGAAACAACTTACAATTATCATAATCAATTTAGTGATACTAAACATACTGATTTTTCAGATAAGAACGCTAGACATGGTAATGAGAAATATGCTATACCTCCTTCAAAAATTGATCAAGATGGTAAAAACGTATCAGATTATGGTGAAGCAAGAGTATCCTTACAAAGCACTACACAATTTCTACATGATAAGGAATCAGGTGCGAGATACGGTTTAGACGTGGCACAAGAGGGTCGTAAGTTATCCGAAGGCATATCTCAAAGAGCACAAGTGGCGCACGGCACAGTACTTAAACTAGTCGTTAAAGGTCAATCCTACATTGAACCAGGAGATGTAATCAATTTCAAATTAAGAAGTGTAGCATCAGATAATACTGATGGAAAAGAAGATCCTAACTATTCAGGTAAATACGTTGTTACAAAGATAAGACATCAAGTGAATGATACGAAATATACAATGGCGTTAGAGTGTGCTAAGGACTCAGTTAAAACAGGTTTTTCATCATCATACAAAGTAATACCGGCAAACAAAAACTATTCAGGCATACGAAACATCTATACGGCTGAGAACGCCGCAGGAGAGACCAACTATGGATCTTCGTAGACCTCATCTGACCTTACGAGATTTTTTTATATGAGCAACGTATGGTCGCTGAGGCACAAATTCATAAGTTCTTTAGTAAACTCATATGGTCGCTGATAGTTCTCAACGTACTTATAGGGATACCAACAATATACGATAAGTTCTTCTATATACCTGACACAAGCATACCAAGTAAGCATATAGATGAATTACACAAACATGAGGTCTAAATAGTATTATGGCGAATATAGATAGAGAAGACATATTAATACTTACAACAGCCGCCAAGTGTAGATCATGTCATTGTGAGTGCCATTGTGCTAGTGATATGCATATACCCTCCGATGAGTTAGACGCAGGTGGTCCTTGTGTATGCGAGGAATGTAAACATGAAATTTAGTACATGGGTAATCTTTACGGTAAGATGTAAAATATCGAATTATAGAGAACGAGGAAGATTCCTTCGTGCCAAATGGTGTCGAAGTATTTTAAAAAGATATGTAAGGTATATGAATTGGCGTAGATTATAATCGTTCTAAGGTATAGATTATAATGATTCTAATGTATAAGAGAAACGGATGCCATACGGTGTACGAGTACCAGCGAAATAGTCGTTTATGACGGTTCCTGTTGTGTACTTAATCTGCAAGGTATCGGTAAAAAGGAAAGAAGTATTATGAAAAATTTTATGGGTAAAGATGGTTTTCAATGGTTCGTGGGGGTAGTCGAGGATCGGCAGGACCCTAAACATCTCGGAAGAGTTCGGATTAGATGTCTGGGATACCATACGGAAGACCTAGTCAAGTTACCTACAAGTGACCTGCCATGGGCACACCCTATGAATCCTATCACAAGTGCAACTGTATCTGGTATTGGTCAGACGCCCCTTGGTGTTGTTGAAGGCACATGGGTCGTGGGTTTCTTTACGGACGGACCAGAAGCACAGCAGCCGATTATCATGGGTACACTGCCTGGCGTTCCTTCTACGTTACCTACTAAGGATTCTAAGAAAGGTTTTCAAGATTACTCCAACGCTAACTATCCTAAGTATACCGAAACGGATGTAAATCGTCTGGCGGTCAATGAGAAGACGGACGGATCGGAAAGCAATCCTCACAGTTCATTGACGATAAGAAGGTCGGACCGAGACCTGGCAGTAGGTATAGCACAGATTGACGGAGTTTTTGATGGAGTTGCCCCTATAGGTAACGACCTTGATGTAACCAGCTGGGATGAACCTGAAACTTCTTACAATGCAACCTATCCACGTAATCATGTATATGAGAGCGAAGGCGGCCACCTGAGAGAGATGGACGATACGCCAGGCGCCGAGCGAATACATGAGAGGCATACGTCAGGCACCGGCTATGAAATTGGTCCGGACGGTTCTAAGATTAGCAGGGTTAAACAAGATAACTATAATATCATTACAAGGAATGACTACCTACACATACAAGGTACCGGCCGCCATACGATTGACAAAGGTTTAAGAATACGTGTGAATAGTAAAGGAGGTGCAGGTAACAACTATAACATAGAGGTAGGTAATGGTAGTAATGTAAACGTAGAGGTGAATGGAGGTAACATTAACCTGACGACATTGGGATCGGGTCAAGACGCTGGTGATATAAACATCAATGCCTCTCGTAATCTAAATATGCAAGTGGGTAAGAATATGAACATTGGTGTGTCTGGTACAATCACAGAAACGTCTGCTGTGAAAACACAGAGTACACAAGGTACTCATACACAGAACGCTGCCTTACATGATGTGAATGGTAATCGTATTGATCTTAACTAGTAGGATCCTGCCGGTAAAGAGGCTGTGTCAAGAACTCAGCTAATAACGGATACACTACATAAGGGATCTGTTTGTACATAGATACTCTCTATATCAAACGTTTCCGCTAGAAAGTTTCTATTTTTTTTTCCTGGATATTTTTTAGGAGGAATAGTCGGTAACGTAATCTCGTATGGTATCAAACTTACCGTCTAGGTCAACAACGTCAACCTCATAGTCATCGCTATCCTCATTCAACGATTCGTTATATTCTTCGATTAAAGAGTTCATCTTACTCTCAGTCTTATCCAACAGTTTCTTTACTTTATTGTCTAGTTTTTCAAATTTACTCATAGGTATATTATAACATATATTTACATACAAATCAAGCATAGTATTCTTATAAGTATTAGTGTAGTCTAACAAAGGAGAATTATGAGCAATAAGGACACCTATAAAAGAAAACATAGATACCTAGACAATCAAATCAACACCCTCGAAAAACACAATTCATATAATCGGACGCTGATCTCGAGTCTAAAGAAAAAGAAGCTACGTCTGAAGGATCGAATGATATCGGATAGCAGGGAATCTGCACGAAATAATAAACACAATTTACACGAGTATATTAAACGTGCAATGTCCATGACTGCTTGACTTACATAGTCATATATGATATACTGAATGTATGCTACACAAAATAAGTAAGTTATGTGATAAGATAGATTCGTTAAAGAAGACAGCAGATTATCTACGAGTATTAAAGTATGGACCTACCAAGGCTCCTCGGGAGGTGATTGATGAAAGTATTACTTCGATACAAGCGGAATGCCTATTGATTGCAAACGATAAATCTCCTTATAATAACGAATAAAAAATCTTAAAAAAATCTTTGGGATCCTGCGAAGGTTATAAATATCCTTATATGAAAACATTCAAACAAGTAGAGGCGATTGACGCTATCTGTGAGTCGGTCTATAAAGACTTGCCCATTACGGAAGCAATGTATCAAGGTAAAACTGTTAAGTTGAATGACCCTATTCGTGGCGGTTCAAAGAAGTTCTATGTTTATGTTAAGGATGGTGATAAAGTAAAGAAAGTATCATTTGGTGATACAACAGGTCTTAGTATTAAACGTGATGATCCTATAAGACGTAAATCATTTCGTGCAAGACATAGTTGTGATACGGCTAAGGATAAAACATCTGCAAGATATTGGAGCTGTTACCAATGGCGTGCTAATGCGCCGGTGAATAATTAAGTTTATGATACATGAAAAATCCAGTCCTAATACATAAACATCTTATCATACGAGCCGAAGCAAATAAAGTTCCTACAGACGAGGAACAACTTACAGAATGGATGAAGGAGTTTATATCTTCTATTGATATGAAGATACTCATGGGTCCTTATGTGAAGTATTGTAATATGGAAGGCAATCGTGGCATTACAGGTATTGCTGTGATTGAAACAAGTCATATTACCATACACGTTTGGGATGAACCTAATCCTGCCTTAATGCAAATTGACGTTTACAGTTGTGCTGAGTTTGACCCTTATAAAATAGCGGAGAAGATCAAGGCTGACTTTGATGTTGTCAAGATTGATTATAAATATTTAAATAGAGAAACAGGACTTAAACCAATTCGATTAAAGAGATAGGACGTTATGCAATTTGTAGCAAACATACCAAACATTAAATGCTATCTTAAAAAAGAATATCTATATGATTTAGAGAAAGGTCATGGAGAGTTTGAGGAGTGTGTGCTACTTTCTGTTAAGTCTATGCAAGGTCGTGCCTTAATGTTTGAAGCCTATCTACCACAGTATGGTGCTTGTTATGATAAATTTCCTTTATCTGCATTTGTCTGGAAAAAAGAGATTAAAAAAGAAGAACAATTACCTTTAAATGTAATTGAGTTGTGGGATGCGTTTTCTTACGACATACAAGTATGGACAAAACGATTGCTTAAAAATTGTGATGTTGATATAATGATTAAGGGTAAAGGTAAGATGTCAGGCGAATATCTATTTACAATTGATAGTTGCCATAGTGATCCTAATATGATTAATATAGGACCATCAGAAGTACCTGCCGAACACAAACAATTCAATATTGGTAAGTTAGATAATGGTCAATTCTTTGCTCAACCAAACAATCGTATGTTATGGTACGAACAATCATTAACACCAAGTGAATTAAAGAGACCTGACTTTAAGGTGTCTACCAAATACTTCTTTTGTGAACAGGATAGTAAGTGGGTATTTGGTGACACCGATGATTACTTCTATGAGGAAGTAGAACGTAAAGATTAGTTTACTTTTCTAATTGCCTCTTGTGGATTAACAAGTGGTACTAACCCTCTGTCAGTTAAGTAACCTCTACTACCAATTGCTCTTTTTGAAGTAAACTCTTTAATGTATTCTTCAATACCTGGTATTACACCAATGT